CTTGACCCACAGGCCGCGGGCATCCTCGCGCACCTCGTCCCAGACACCGATGGGCGCCTGAGGATCATGCTGCCACAGCATCTTGACCCTCCGCCCGGCGCCGGCCAGCGCCTTCAGCGACGCCGCATAGGCCCCGGGCGAAACCACATCGCCGCCCTGGTCGCGCACCCCGAACACCGAGGCATAGCCCTCGACCGTCCTGCCGTCGATCGCCAGACCCGTTTCGGGCCGGTGGAACTTGCGTTCCGGCGCTCCGTACTCCTGCATCTTGTCCCTCACTTGATCGCGAACAGAACCGCTTCCGCCGCCTGCGCCAGCAGAAAGGCCGCCAGCCCGTAGACACCCACCCAGATCCGCTTTTCCAGCCGGTCCAGCCCGGCCTCGATCTGGCCCAGCCGGTATTCCAGCCCCGACCAGCGCTCCTGCTGCACCCGCTCGTTAGCTTCCACCCGCGCGGCGGTGGCATCGAAACTGTCGTAGAGGAACCGCGACCCGCCTTCCGGCCGCGGCGCCATCAGCCGTCCACCCGAGCGGGCAGGCCCAGCAGCGACCGCTTCTCGCCCTCGGTCAGGAAATCGGCCGCGACGATCCGCGCCCAGGCGGCCTCGCGCTCCGACGACAGCGCCGGCACCTGATCGAGGTCCACCCGGAACTCCACATCCTCGCCGGTGAACCCGCGGAACCAGTGCGACAGATCGGCCATCACCTTCTGCGCCAGCGGGATCACCGTCAGCCGATAGAAGGCCCGGTTCGCCTCGGCATAGTTGGCATAGGTCGCATCCCCCGGCACCCCCAGCATCATCGGCGGCACGCCGAAGGCCATCGCGATCTCGCGGGCGGCGGCCTCCTTGGTCTTCTGGAACTCCATGTCCGACGGGCTGAACCCCATCGGCTTCCAGTCCAGACCGCCCTCCAGCAGCATCGGCCGCCCGGCGTTGCGCGCCCCCTGATGGTGCGCCTCCATCTCGGCGACCAGCCGGTCGTACTGCTCCTCCGACAGGCTGCCCTGCCCGTCCGAACCCTTCACCACGATGGCGCCGGAAGGCCGCGCGGCGTTGTCGAGCAGCGCCTTGGACCAGGCACTCGCGGCGTTGTGGACGTCCACCGCCGCCGCCGCCGCCTGGAACGGCGACAGCCCGTAATGGTCGTCCAGCGGGTGGAACGCCTTGAGATGGCACACCGGCTTGGTCACCCCGGTCATGTCGAACCGGTGCGCGCGGTTGCCGACCGTGTAGTCATAGGCCACCGGCCAGCCGTCCGCCCCGGGCACCAGCGCCATCCGGTCCGACCGCAGCACATGCAACTCGCCCGGCACCGCGCCGGGCCCCGGAACCGCCTCGATATAGGCGTTCCCGTTCAGCATCAGGAAGCCGTAGACCGCCTCCAGCATCTCCGCCCGGCCCTGTGCCGGATTGGGCCGCGACACCAGCGACAACAACGGATGCACCTCGTACCGCCGCCCGGCGTCCTGCAACACCAGCGGCAAGGCCGCCGCCGCCTCGGCGATCAGGTTCACCGCCCGGAACCCGACCGGGTTGCCCTGATACCCGGTGCGGGTCAGCGACACCGCATCGCGCGCCGACCAGGCCACGCGGCCCGAAGACCCCCAGGCCACCACCCGCCCGGCGGCCGACGCCTTGCGCTCCACCGCGGCCGGCGCATCCTTGCGCCGCAGAAAGTCGAACACCATCGCCTGCCCCTCGCCCATGCCTCATCCTGCGCCACCGGCGCATCCCGGCGGAACCTCGCGTCCCGCCCGCCGTCCCGCCTGCCGTCACACCATCCGCACCCGCGGCCGGCGGCTGGTCCCGGCCGGGTCCAGCACCAGTTCGGTCAAGGCCCAGACCAGCGCGTCCACCCGGTCCGGCGATCCCCGCCCGAGGAAACCCTGCACCGACATCTGCGCCATCTGGTCCTCCAGACGGCCCAGACCCGACACATGCGTCACCCGGCCCTGTTCATACAGCGCCGCCACCGGTTCGGCCCGCACCGCCTTGCCCTGGCGGGCATTGACCGTCTTGATCGGGCACAAGGGATCGACCGCGCGGATCACGCTGGCCACCATCGCCCCGCCCATGTTGCCCTCGGCGACCAGCCGGTCGGCGCCATGCCGGTCCATCGCGGCAATCGCCGCCCGCGCCCAGCCTTCGGGCGAGGCGCCCTGCACCGTCGCATCCTCCAGCACCACCGCGCGCCAGTCCTTCGGGTCGCCGCGCAAGTCGGCGCCGACGACGACGATGCCGCAGGCATCCGACGTGGCCTTGGCCCCGCCCGGCGGATCGACCGCCACCACCACCCGCGTCGGCTCCACCCGCCCCCCGGCCTGCGCCTGGGCGATCATCGGCTGGGTCCACAGCGCGCCGTCGACATCCTCGATCAGTTCGCCGTCCAGTTCCTGCCGCCCTTCGCGGGTGCTGCCATAGCGGCTGTAGACCTCGGTCAGGAAGGATTCCGCCAGATAGGCCCGGTTGGCCTCGGTCGGCGCATGCGTCAGCACCGTCGACGGCAGCTTCAGGATCGACTTCAGCACCTTGACGTTGCGCGGCGTCGTGGTGACCACTTGCCGCGGTTGCTTGCCCAGCCGCAGCGCGAACTGCAGCTGGTCCCAGGCTTCCTCGGCCTTCTTCCACTTCGCCAGCTCGTCGACCCAGGCCGCATCGAACTGCGGGCCGCGCAGGCTTTCCGGATCATGCCCGGAAAACACCTGCGCCACCGCCCCGTTCGGCCAGACCAGCCGCTTGCGCTCGGCCTCCCATTTCGGGCGGCGGTCGGGGGGGGAACATGCGAGAATCCCGCTCTCGCCCATCACCATCACCTCGCGCGCCTGGTCGATGGTCTCGCCCACCAGCGCCACCCGGCGCGACCGGCCCTGCGCCTCCGGCGTCGCGCCCTCGACCTCGCTGCGCACCCATTCGGCCCCGGCCCGGGTCTTGCCCGCACCGCGACCGCCCATGATCACCCAGGTCCGCCAGGCACCCTCGGGCGGAAGCTGGTGCGGCAGCGCCCAGAACTCGAACAGCCAGGGCAGCGCCAGCAGCGCGTTCTCCGTCAGGCTCGACAGAAAGCCGTCAATGGCCTCCGGCGTCGCGGAGGCAAGCCAGACGGACCCCGACTTCAGCCCGCGCGGCGTCAAGGTCGAAGACATGTCCTGCGGCATGGCCGCCGGTCTGCTTGCGGAGTTTTTCAACTTTCGCCCTTTCGTCATTGAAGATCTGCACCGCCGCCAGCAGGTTCTTCACCGCCTGCCGTGACGCCGCCAGATCGCCCGACCGTTCCAGACGCACCGCGTAAACCGTCTGCGTCAGCTCATCGGCCATGTCGCGGAAAAGCCCTTCCGCAGCGGCCAGAGGATCGAAATCTGCCTTCAGTCCTTCCGTGATCGTGATCGTCATTGCCCCGCCCGCTTCTCATGCCTGTCCGCACGAGCGACATGAAAAAGCGGCCCTCGGGGTCACCCCCGGGCCGCTTGCCCACGTCTCCTAGCATGCCTGAAGGGATACCCCGGACAGCGCTCCGGGTCAAGCGAAAAAACCAACGATGACAAAGGTTTGCCGGACGCTCCGGTTACCCTTTCTTAACCATCCCCGATGCCGCGGCAGGCTGACCTCGAGGGTCCGGGCAACCGATCCCTCATGCCGGAGGGAATGGGCGACAGGCAATGGCCGGAGCCGGTCGGCAGCCGCCGACCTATTCCCCCTGCACGCCGGTCACCCCGTCCTGACCCTGCTGCGCCTCGATCTCGCGCCAGCGGGCGACGTTCTCGTTGTGCTCGTCCAGCGTGCGGGCAAAGGCATGGCCGCCGCTGCCGTCGGCCACGAAGAACAGATACTCGGTGCTGTCGGGGTCCAGCGCCGCCTCGATCGACGCCCGCCCCGGGTTGGCGATGGGCGACGGTGGCAACCCGTCGATCACATAAGTGTTCCACGGCGTCTCGCGCCGCAACTCCGACTGCCGCAAGCCCCGCCCCAGCGGCGCTTCGCCCCTGGTGATGCCATAGATCACCGTCGGGTCGGTCTGCAGCTTCATCCCCTGCCGCAAGCGGTTGACAAAGACCGACGCGACCTGCCGCCGTTCCGTCGGAACCCCGGTTTCCTTCTCGATGATCGAGGCCATCACCAGCGCCTCCTCGGGGCTGGTGTAGGGCAGACCCGACACCCGCCCGGCCCAGGCCTCGGCCAGGATGCGCGCCTGTGCCTCAGACATCTGCACCAGCAGCGCCGCCCGGTCGGCGCCGCGCGCCACCTCATAGCTGTCGGGCGCCAGCGTCCCCTCCGGCGGCACCGCCGCAATCG